CCTAAAATTGTTGAATTATTTAAAAACGATCCTATAACTAAAAAAAATGGATATTTTTTAGGTAGTGATGTTAATTGGAATGATTTAACTAATATAGCATCTATTATAAGTTATTATGGAGGTCATTGTAATTTAAATCCATCTGATTTTAACTATAATGCTGTTAAAGATTTTTTATATTATGATGTATGGGCAGAAGATAGTCCTACAGATAGTGATATAACTAAAGAAACTTTAGATAAAATATTACCTTTAATAAAAGATTATTTTAAAAAATATGGTAATAATACAACTAAAGAAACTGAATTAAATTGGATTAAAACTGAATATGATAGAATAGTAAATAAACACGGTAAAGAAGAAGCAAATAAATGGATTAACTTTCAACTTAAAATGGGTGATTCATTTTGGAAAAGATTAAAATTAACAAATAAAGAAATTAAAGACTTTATAGAAATATAAATTATGACATACAGACAGATTCATAGCCTGTCGATTTTATAAAACATTATGGAAGCTGTGGCTCCGATCGAAAGATTGGAGCCACCTTAGTTTGGCTTTTAAATAAAAATTAATTATATTAAAATATATGAAGAAAATTGTAATCGTTGGAGCCGGAGTAGCAGGCATTAATGCTGCAACTAAATTAGTAGATAATGGATATCCGGGTGAGTTAATTACTATTATTGACGCTGGAAAAGATCCATATAATCGTCCTAAAGATGAAGTAATGAAAGGTTTTGCAGGTGCTGGGCTTTTCTCTGATGGTAAATGGGCTTACTTGCATAACGCAGTAGGTGGACAATTAGCGAAGTATACAGGTGAAGAAAAAGCAGAACAAATATTAAATGAAGCTTGGTCTTATATTCTACGTTTCCATCCTGATCCATCTAAAGTAATGTTTTCAAATCCTATAAAGGAACCAGATTTTATTAAACCATATTTTAACTTAAGAATGGCACCTACATATCATATAGGTACTAATTACTTACATGATATGGGTAAAAAATGGTATGATTGGTTAGTGAATAAAGGAATTAATTTTTGTTGGGAATGTGAAGTAAGAGATATTGATTTTGATAAACAATATGTTAGATTCTGTTTTTTACAAACAGTAGATCAAGTAGAAGTTAATATAGAATTTGATAAACTTATCTATGGTACAGGTAAATCAGGTATTGATTTAACTCAAAAACTTATTAATAAATATAATCTTAAAAAAGAACCAAAAAGTGTCCAACTTGGTGTTCGTATGGAATTACCTCAAAAATATATGCAATCTATAATTGATATAGCATATGATTTTAAATTATATAAACGTCATAATAATAAAGTATCTTCACGTTCATTTTGTAGTAATAACTTCGCCGCTTATGTAGCAGAAGAAATAACATATGATATGAAATCATATAATGGACATTCTTATAAACAAGATAATATGATTAATAATATGACTAATTTTGGTATTATTATGGAAATTAAAGATATAGATAATCCGTTCCAATTCCAAAAAGAAATAGTATCAAAATGTCAAATTAATGGAAAAGGTATTCATTATTCACCTAATTTAACTCGTAAACCTTCATTAACAGCTGAAGGTAAAGAAATGAATGTAATTAGTGTAGGTAATTTAGATTTATTTAAAGAAATATATAAAGAATACGCTGATTATATCATTAATTATATAGATGATTTAAACAAAGTATTTAAATTTGAAAATGACTATTCATTATATATACCAGAAGTAAAGTTTTTATCAGAAGAAGTATTAGTTAATTATAATAATTTATCATTAATAGATTATCCAAATATACATTTTGTAGGAGATAGTTTATCATCTAGAGGTATAGCAGTAAGTGCTGCACAAGGACTATATAGTGTAGAAGGGATATATTTATGATAAATGATAGGAATCTATAAAATAATTTCACCATCAAATAAAATATATATTGGACAATCTACTAATATTAAAAAAAGAAAAAAACAATATATACAATTAAGTAAAACTTCTATAGGTCCTAAATTATATAACTCATTATTAAAATACGGTTTTGAAAATCATAAATTTGAAATAGTTGAAGAATGTATTTTAGAACAATTAAATGAACGTGAAATATTTTGGAAACAACAAATATTAAATGAAATAGGATGGTTACATGTTTTATTTTGTGAAATATATGATAAAGGAGGAGGACCTAAATCAAAAGAAACTAAATTAAAACAAAGTATATCTCATAAAATAAATTTATCCAAACCAGAAATAAAAGAAAAAAGAAAAATTAATTGTAAAATAGCAGCCAATAAACCCGGAGTACAGGAAAAAGCAATTGCTAATACGGATTGGAAACAAAGAGAAATAAATAGAATGTTATCTATGGATTATTCTAAAATTAAAAAACCTGTTTTACAATATGATTTAGAAGGTAATTTTATTAAAGAATGGACTGGATTTATAGATATTAAAAAAGAATTAAATTATGATCAATCTTTAATCCGTAAATGTTGTAAAGAAAAACAAAAAACAGCTTATGGCTTTAAATGGAAATATAAATGAAAACATTAGTAATATCTGACCTACATATAGGTTCTAAAGGTTGTAATACTAAAGCTATCATAAACCTACTTAAAACTGAGGAATATGATCGCTTAATATTAGTAGGTGATATTATTGATGGTTGGTTATTTCAACGATATAAGAAGTTTAGTGAGGCTCATAACAGAGTAATACGTAACTTATTTAAAATATCTAAAGAAAAAGAAATTATTTGGATATCAGGTAACCATGATGAATTCTTAAGAAAATATACACCTATGCAATTAGGTAATATTAAAATAGTAGATGAATTTACTGAAGGTGGTATTTGGTTTTGTCATGGAGACAAATATGATGGTATTGTTAAAATGCATTGGTTAGGTATGTTAGGTTCAATTGGTTATGATGCCGCTATTGTTATTGATAGACTATTAAAGAAAATTAATAAGAAAACAAGTTTATCTAAGTATTTAAAAGATAACGTTAAAGCTGCTGTTTCATTTATGATTGATTTTGAACAGGAAATGGTTAGACAAGCTAAAAAACGAAATTGCCACACTGTTATTTGTGGACATATTCATACACCAATAGACAAAACTATAGATGGTATTAGATATATCAACACAGGTGATTGGATTGAAAACCAATCATATGTAATATATGAATTATCCAATTACAAAATAGATAGTGAGACATTAAAATTATATAAGTGATAATTACAGATAAAGCTAGAGATAGAATAAAAAAAATAAAATTAGAATCTAACTTGGACAATACTTACTTTTTAAGAGTATCTGTCCAAGGTGGAGGATGTTCTGGCCTATCTTATAAATTAGATTTTGATAATGAAACCAAACCAGGTGATCAAGAATTTGAATCAAATGGTGAAAAATTAGTATTAGATATGAAATCATTCCTATATCTAGCTGGTACAGAATTAAATTTTTCTGATGGATTAAATGGTAAAGGATTCCAATTTCATAATCCAAATGCAACAAGAACTTGTGGATGTGGTGAAAGTTTTGCTGTATAAGTTTGGCTTTTTACCTTATCTTTATTATATTTAAATATAAAGAACAATAATATGGATAAGAAAAAATTAGAACCTACTAAAAAACTTACTCAAAAAGATGGAACAGTAATGTATATTTGGGAAGGTAAATTACATCGCTGGGAAGGCCCAGCATTAATACCACAAGGTGATAATAAAAAACGTGAGTATTATTTATATGGTATTAAATATACTGAAAAACAATGGAAAGAACATTGTAAACAACGTGAAGGTTTACCATGGTTTAAATCATCATCAGGTAAAACATCAGGTGCTAGAGTGTAAATCAACAATATTTCAATTTTAGTTTGGCCTCTTATGAGGCCTTTTTTATCATACAATATATGAAAATAGGATTAACAGGAACTATGAGTGTAGGTAAAACCACTTTGATTAAATCATTAAGTGAATTACCTGAATTTAAAGATTTTTTTATAGCTACTGAACGTAGTAAATATTTAAGAGATTTAGGGATACCATTAAATACTGATAGTACTATTAATGGTCAAACAGTATTTTTAGCTGAACGTGTTAGTGAATTAATGCGACCTAAGTTATTAACTGATAGAACAATTATTGATGTGTTAGCATTTACTAAATGTGCTAAATCTATTAATGTTTTAGATAAAGAAGCATTTGAAGACTATGTTAAAATATTTATTGATCAATATGATTACATATTTTACATAAATCCAGTAGGAACTGTCATTGAAAATAATGGAGTTCGTGAAACTGATGCAGAATATAGACAAACTATTGATTTTTTTATTCAAAGAATGTTAGATAGATATTCACATCGTATTAAAAATTTAGTAGAAATATCAGGTTCTAATGAAGATCGTATTAAAAAGATTAAAGAAACAATATCCTTGTAATATTTATCATAAAAATATTCAATGAAACGTTCAGATCTTAAATCTTTTATCCGTGAGGAAATAATAAATACATTATCAGAAGATGTAGCTTATCAAGTTACAGGTACTTCAGGTAAAACTGTTCAATCTTTTAAAAATGATCAAGAAGCAAGAGATTTTGATGCTAAAGCATCTAATGTCACTGTAAAAAAATTAGAAGAAGATGAATTAGAAGAAATGGCTAGAGCAAAAGTATCATATGCCTTAAATATTGATAAAGCTCAAGAATTAAAAGATGTAATAGACATGGCTAAAGGTAATGTTAAAAAAGCTTTAGAATATCTATTAGATAAAGAAACTATGTCTGTAGCTGACGTAGCTAAAGAATTAGGTTTAAAAGATACAGCTAGTATTAATAACCCTAAATTCAGAGAACTAATGAATACTCTAAAAGAAAGAGGAATAGTTTCATTAGTAGGCTCTTCAGAAGTACCTAAAGAAAAATCATCAAAAGAAAAAGTAGCAATAAAAGCAGTAGAAAAAGATATAGAGACAGGTGAAGAAGAAGCAGATGACTACTATAAAGCAGGTGATGAAGATTCAGCACCAGAAGAATCAGATATTGATAAACAAGCAGCTAAAGCAGCTACTAAATTAACTAAACGTACTTCTAAATTAGATAAAGTATTAAAAGGTTTAATTCAAGTAGAAAAAGAAATGAAAGAATTAGCTGGTGAATATAAAAATGCTGAAGGTGAAGAAAAAGCAAATATTATTGCTAAATTAAAAGAAAAAACAGCTCAAAAGAAAGAATTAGAAGCATTAAAAGATAAATTCGAATTTGATGTGGTATAAAGAAATTATAAAATTTATAGGGATTGTAGGATTAGTATTATTGGTGTTTTTTATCTTTAATATTAGTCCTAACTCTAATTTTAATAAACAAAACGAATTATTAAAATTTAAGATTGATTCATTACAGTCAACTATTGATTCTAGTAAAGTTAAAATAGATAGATTAGATTCAATAAATAAAGTATATCAATTAGAAATTAAAAATACTAAACAAAAATTATCAGATCTAAAAATAAAATCTGATTTATATAAAAAGAAATACAATGAAGAACATAATCGTATTAATAACTTGTCTAATGATGCCATTGTTAGCGAGTTCACAAACGCCTTCCAATAATAACGATTTAGTTTCAATCCCAGTAAAAACTTTAAAAGCTGCCTTATTAGTAAAAACTGAAAGAGACTACCTAAAAAATCAAATTTCAGTAGTAAGAGACTCTGTTTATAATTTAAATAAAATTATATTTTATCAAGACTCAATAATTACAAATCAAGATTCATCAATTAAGTTATATAAGAAAATAGACATTGATAGACAATCTCAATTATCATATAAAGACGACATTATCACTAATTATAAACAAGAGTTAAAAAAAGAGAAAAAGAAAAGTATTTTCATTTTAGGTGGGAGTAGCATAATTCTTTTATTAACTATACTAATATAATATGAGTCAAAATCCTTCTGATTTAAGAGAAATAATTAAAGCTGAATATATTAAATGTGCTCAAGACCCAGCACATTTCATGAAAAAATATTGTTATATTCAGCATCCCTTACAAGGAAAAATTATATTCAATCTATATCCATTTCAAGGAAAAGTATTAAATTTATGGAAAGATAATCCATATAATATTGTATTAAAATCAAGACAATTAGGTATTTCAACACTATCAGCTGGTTATTCTTTATGGTTAATGATATTCCATAGAGATAAAAATATACTTTGTATTGCCACAAAGCAAGAAACAGCTAAAAACATGGTTACTAAAGTTAAATTCATGTTTGATAATTTACCTAATTGGCTAAAAGTACAAGCCGTAGAAAATAACAAACTAACACTTAGGTTAGCAAATGGTTCTCAAATAAAAGCAGTATCAGCAGCGGGTGATGCCGGTCGATCAGAAGCAGTATCATTACTACTAATTGATGAGGCTGCATTTATTGAAGGTATTGATTCTATTTGGGCTTCAGCACAACAAACCTTAGCAACAGGTGGTGGTGCTATTGTGTTATCTACTCCATATGGTACAGGTAATTGGTTCCATAAAACATGGGTAGCAGCAGAAGCAAATGATAATGATTTCTTACCTATTAAATTACCATGGTATGTTCATCCTGAAAGAGATGAAGCATGGAGAAAAAAACAAGACGAATTATTAGGTGATCCTAGATTAGCAGCACAAGAGTGTGATTGCGATTTTAGTACTTCTGGTGATGTTGTATTTTATCCTGAATGGATAGAATTTATTAAAGAAACAACAATACAAGAACCTGTAGAACGTAGAGGTGTGGATAAAAATTTATGGGTTTGGGAAAGTCCAAATTACACTCAAAATTATATGGTGTTAGCTGATGTAGCTAGAGGTGATGGTAAAGACTTTTCAGCGGCCCATGTTATTCATATTGAAACAAACACACAAGTAGCAGAATATAAAGGTCAAATGCCACCTAAAGAATTTGGATACTTTTTAGTATCTTTAGCTACTGAATATAATGATGCTTTATTAGTAATTGAAAATGCTAATGTAGGTTGGTCTACATTAGATTCAGCTATTGAACGAGGTTATAGAAATTTATATTACTCACCTAAATCAGATTCAGGTAATTCAGATTCTTATTTTGATCAATTTTCAGATCATTCTAAAATGACACCTGGTTTCACAATGTCTTTAAGAACTCGTCCTTTAGTAATTAATAAATTTAGAGAATATATTGGTGATAAAAGTGTTACTATTAAATCTAAACGATTACTAGAAGAAATGAAAGTATTCATTTGGAAAAATGGTAGACCAGAAGCACAATCAGGATATAACGATGATTTAATTATGAGTTTTGCTACAGGTATGTACTTAAGAGATACTTCATTAAAATTTAAATCACAAAACCTAGAAATGTCTAGAGCAACATTAGGTAATATGTCTGTTAATAGAACAGGATTTACGGGTGCTTATGGTTCTAGTGTTCCTAACCCATATAGTATACAAAATGGAATGGGTGGAGCAGAAGATATTAGTTGGTTAATACGATAATATTTATAATTAATAAAATAACAATAAAATGGCAGATACAAGTTTATTCTCACGTCTAAAACGATTATTCTCTACAGACGTAGTAATGAGAAATGAGGGTGGTAATCAACTTAAAGTAATGGATGTTAACACCATTCAACAAACTGGTGATTTAATAAATAATTCTTTAGCTGATAGATACAATAGAATATACTCTCCTAATGCTTCATCATTATATGGACAGCAATTAAATCTAAACTATCAATACTTACGTACCCAATTATATTCAGATTATGATATTATGGATGCGGATGCTATTGTAGGTTCAGCATTAGACATTATAGCTGATGAGTCTACATTAAAAGATGATATGAATGAAGTATTATCTATTCGTTCATCAGACGAAAACATTCAAAGAATATTATATAATTTATTCTATGATGTATTAAATATTGAATTCAACTTATGGTCTTGGATTCGCCAAATGTGTAAATATGGTGATTTTTTCTTAAAATTAGAAATTGCTGAAAAATTTGGTGTATATAATGTTATACCATATACAGCATATCACATTGAACGACAAGAACATTATGATCCTAAAAATCCAGCATCTGTTCGTTTCCAGTATAAAGCTGATGGGTTTTATTCAGGTGATGGTTACTATAGTACACCTACATTAGGTCAAAAGAATGAGCCAGGTATATTTTTTGATAATTATGAAATTGCTCACTTTAGATTAATCACTGATGTTAATTACTTACCTTATGGTAGATCTTATTTAGAACCAGCTCGTCGTTTATATAAACAATATGCATTAATGGAAGATGCAATGTTAATCCATCGCGTAGTTCGTTCACCAGAAAAACGTACTTTCTTTATTAATGTTGGTTCTATTCCACCTAATGAAGTTGAAGCATTTATGCAGAAAACTATTAGTTCAATGAAACGTACTCCGTTAATGGACCAAAAGACAGGTGAATATAACTTAAAATATAATATGCAAAACTTACTAGAAGATTTTTATATTCCAGTAAGAGGTAATGACCAAGCAACACGTATTGATAATACTAAAGGTTTAGATTATGATGGTATTCAAGATGTTGAATATTTAAGAGATAAGTTATTTGCAGCGTTAAAAGTACCTAAAGCATTTTTAGGTTATGATAAAGATTTACAAGGTAAAGCTACATTAGCAGCAGAAGATATTAGATTTGCTCGTACAATTGATAGAATACAACGTATTACATTATCAGAATTATATAAAATTGCATTAGTACATTTATATGTACAAGGTTATACTAATGAAGAATTAACAAACTTCGAATTATCATTAACAACACCATCAATCATATACGAACAAGAACGTATTATGCTAATGAAAGAAAAAGTAGATTTAGCTAAAAATATGATTGAAACTAAATTAATGCCTTCAGATTGGATTTATGATAATTTATTTAGATTCTCAGAAGATCAATTAGATGAATATAGAGATTTAATGATTGAAGATGCTAAACGTGAATTCCGTATAACTCAAATTAGAGAAGAAGGTAATGATCCAATAGAAACAGGTAAATCATATGGTACACCACACGATCTAGCTAGTTTATATAGTAAAAATGGTGGAGCACCTGGTGAATTACCATTACCATATGATAATGATACTCAATTAGGTCGTCCAAAAGAAAAAGTATCTAGTATTAATACTCAAGATAATGCGTTTGGTCGTGATAGATTAGGCGTTAAAGATATGAAAACTGATGACCAGTCTGGATATAGTAATTCAAAATCAATGATGGAAAATGCTAAAACATCTTTATTAAAGAATAAAAGAATATTAGAAGAGGTTGATAAAAAGTTAGTGTCTTTTAAAAAAGATGAAGGAAATTCGTTACTTGATGAATCCCAAATTAGAGAATAAGAAATACTACATATTTATAATAAAACAATTTAGGAATGAGTGTAAAACATTCAAAATATAAGAATACTGGTATATTATTTGAATTACTAGTCAGACAAATAACAGCTGATACATTATCAGGTACTGATTCTAAGGCAGCTAAAATTTTGAAAAAACATTTTGTCAAAACTGAATTAGGCAAAGAATATAAATTATATGAAACTTTACTTAACCATAATAAGTTAAGTGAAGGTAAAGCTGACTTAATAATTAACACATTATTAGAAAACGCTAAGTACCTAAACAGATCAGCATTACGTCGTCAAAAATATAATTTAATTAAAGAAATTAAAGAAAATTATAATATTGATGAGTTTTTCAAAACAAAATTACCTAACTATAAAACTCAAGCAGCTTTATATACATTATTAGAATTATATAGTGAATCTAAAGCACCTAATCCTAATGAAGTAATAGCTAATAAATTAATATTATTAGAACACTTAACATCTACTCCTGTAACTCCTAAAGTAAAAGATACTTTAATGGAAGAATTTAAAACATATGACAAAGATGTTCGTATGTTAACATACAGAGTAATGTTAGAAAAATTTAATTCTAAATACTCAGATTTAAATAATGAACAAAAATTAGTATTAAGAGAGTTTATTAATTGTGTAGATAATCCAGATAAACTTAAAGAATTTTATAATGTTAAAGTTCAAGAAATTAAAACTAGTTTATCTAAATTAAATAAAAAAGTAGAAGATAAAGCTACAAATATTAAAATAAATGAAGTACATAACATGTTAACTATTTTATCTAAAACAGATAGAATAGATAACAATGATATGACTAATTTACTTCATTATTATGAATTATTAGCAGAATTATATAAAATTCATGGATAAGCTAAAAATACTTATTAAAAAAGCTTTAGAAGAAGAATCGGTAACTGGAGCTGGCCCATCAGCTGGTACTTTTACTCCAGGGACAGGTGCTCAATATGCTACACCAAACGCATTTAAAAAAGGTACTAATTCAAAAGGTACTAAAAATATATACTACTATAAACTGGGTTTTAAGCCGGTTAAACAAACTAAACTAAGTGAGGCGCAACTAGATACTGATGCGTATATAGACAGTTTAAATATAGAAGATAAGAGCTTAAAAACACATATCAAATCAAGATTAGAAGGATTTGATACTATAGAGAAAAAATTAAATGAATTAGTACCATTATTGCAAAAAGCAAAACAACGTACATTAGATTATTATAAAAATAAACCTAATTACAGTGTAGTATATGGTACAGATTTAGCAAATGATTATTTAACAGACTTAATAGATTTATTCAAAAATTAAAATATGGCAACAATACCTGTAAACCCATCAGCAACATTATTAAGTGGATCAGCCTCAGTAACTGGTTCTTTTGCTGGTTTCACAGTAGCACAAGCAGTTACTTTTACTGGATTAAAAGACGCAAATGGTACTAATTTAGTAGGAAATGGATTAACATTCGCTTCAGGAATGACAGTTCCTATTTATGTGACTAGTGCATCAATATCAGCAGGAGCAATATTACTTTATAACTAATTATAAACATGAAAACATTACAAGAACAATATACTTTAATTAACGAAGGTAAAGGAGATAAAAATTTCTTCTTAAAACAAGCACGCCATTTATTCCCTGAGTATGTAAATCAATATACTGACTATAATAATGCTGTAAAAATTTTAAAATCAAAGAGTATTTTACACGAAAATATAAATACTATATCTACTTCTACTAAATCTATATTTCAAATATTTAAAGAAAATATAAATGAAATGAATATGGATAAAGTATATAAAGTATTTGATTATTTTAAAGATAAATCATACGAATTTACAAAAGATGTAAAACCAGTAATGAATAAAATGGGTTTAACATCAGATGAACAACAAGAAGTTGAAGTAATGTTATTTGATTATGATAGAGAATATGATGAGATAGATGAGATATTAGCTGAAGCTATTGGTGTTAAAAATAAAAAAGAATATGGTGATCAAAATGAATTTGAATCAATTGATAAAGATGTTCAAAAAGCATTAGATAACCAATTTGACTATAAAGATAAGAAAAATATTGATAATGTTTATGGTACATCTTTCTTAAATGGCTACTATGCTGAAATGAAAGATCCTAAAAATTCTAAAAAAACACCTGACGAAATAAAACAAATTGTTTTAAAAAACATGGATAAAAACATAAATTATTATGCTGAAAATGCTATGTTTGGAACAAAAGGTGTTGGATTTAAAGAAATGAAAGATACTGAACCTGTTAAAGGTAAGTATAAATCAAGTGGATATGGCGATTTAAAAAAATAAAATGAAACAAGTATTAATAGAAACGCAATTATTTAGCCCTAAGCCCATTAAATTAACTGAAAGCATTACTGCTAGTGGTAATCCATTAGTTGAAGGTATTTTAGCTACAGTTGAAGTAAAAAACGGAAACGGTAGATATTATGCTCGTAAATTATGGGAACGTGAATTAGAAAAATATATGCAATCTGTTAATGAAAATAGAGCATTAGGTGAGTTAGATCACCCTGATTCATCAATTATAAATTTAAAAAATGTATCTCATAATATAAAAAAAGTATGGTGGAATGGTGACAATATATTAGGTGCTATAGAAATTTTACCTACACCCTCAGGCAATATTTTAAAAGCATTAATTGACAGTGGTGTAACAATTGGTGTATCTTCACGCGGTATGGGTTCGTTAGAACAAAGAGGTAACGTGATGGAAGTACAAGAAGATTTTGAATTATTATGTTGGGATTTTGTTTCAACACCATCAAATCCAGGCTCATGGATGTATCCAGTAAAAAGTGCTATGAATGAGAGTTTAATGAGAGATATTAATAAATACTCTAGAATAAACTCAATAGTGACAGAAATTCTATGTGCTAACGGATCTTGCCCTATATTTTAAATTAACCCCTTTATTAATAGTATTAATAAATCGATGCCTCTCAAAAAGAGGCATTTCTTTTTCCACTCCTGTGTATTTTTCAAAAATCCGGACATATGTATATTAGAATATACTGCCCGTTTCCCTTATGCAGTATTTGATATTAACAATTCTATTACACTTCCCCCCTAATAAGTGTATTTCCAAAACAAAATTTGAGGACAAAAAACAATGAGTACAAAAAGAGATTTGCTTAAGGAAGCTATCGAAGATGCTAAAGCAGTTAAAGAAACAGCTATAGCAAACGCAAAAGCAGTTCTTGAGGAAGCTTTCACACCTCATTTAAAATCTATGTTAGCAGCTAAACTTCAAGAAATGGAAGATGAAGATTTAGACGAAGCTAAAATGGACGATTTAGATGAAATGAAAGATGAAAAAGAGCTTGATGAAGCTAGTGAAGAAATCAAAGAAGAAGATTTAATCAATGATCCTAAAGGTCCAACAGCACACGGTAACGTAGCTGAGGAAGAAGAATCATTAGATGAATTAAACTTAGATGAATTATTAGCTGAATTAGAAGCAGAAGAAATGTCAGAAGCAAAAGAAGAAGACATGACTGAAGCTAAAAAAGATGACGAAGATAAAAAAGATCTTAAAGAAGCTGAAGAAGAAGTTGAAACTGAAGAAGAAATCAACATCGAAGACATGACTGAAGAAGATTTAAAATCATTTATCGAAGACGTTATTAAAGACATGGTTGAAGCTGGCGAATTAGAAGCTGGTGAAGGCATGGAAGGTGAAGAAGGTGAAGAAATGGCTGGTGAAGAAGAAATGGCTGGTGAAGAAGAAGTTTCAATTGACGAATTATTAGCAGAAATCGAAAAAGAAGAAAAAATGGATGAAGCTAAAGAAGGTGATATGGATGAAGCATATTCTAAAATGAAAAAAGATTTAGATGAAGCTTACAAAACTATCGAGTCAATGAGAAAAGATATCAATGAAGTAAATTTATTAAACGCTAAATTACTTTACACTAACAAAATTTTCAAAGCTAAAAACTTAACTGAATCACAAAAAGTAAAAGTTTTAAACGCATTCGACAAAGCAACAACTGTTAAAGAAACTAAATTAGTTTACGAAACATTAACTGAAGGATTAAAAGAAAAATCTAAATCACCAGTTAACGAATCATTAAAAACAAGTTTAGCTTCTAAAGTTACTACAACATCAACTGCAAAACAACCGATTGTTGAAGTTACTGAAGCATTTAAGAGAATGCAAAGAATTGCAGGAATTATTAAATAAAAAATTTAAAAACTAAAAACCAAAAATTAAAAACAATGAGTACAATTCAATCATTATTAGAATCAGCTAATCCTTGGAAATCTCTTCAAAGTGATGCAGCTAAATTATCTTCTAAATGGTCTAAGACAGGCTTATTAGAAGGTTTAGCAGAGGTAGAATCAAATAATATGTCAATATTATTAGAAAACCAAGCTAAACAATTAGTAATGGAGCAATCAGATACAGGTGCTGGTTCGTCAGCTGGTACATTCACACCAGGTCAATCAGAAAACTGGGCAGGTATTGCTTTACCATTAGTAAGAAAAATCTTTGCTCAAATCGCAGCAAAAGAATTCGTTTCAGTTCAACCAATGAATATGCCTTCAGGTCTAGTGTTCTTCTTAGATTTCCAATATGGAACAGCTAAAGATCCATTCTCAGTAGGTGGTTCATTATATGGTGACAGAAACGCAACAGGTCAGTTCCCATTCGCTACACCAGCTCCAGTAGGTGGTTTATATGGAACAGGTCGTTTCACTTATTCAACTAACCAATTCTCAGCTTCAGCTACTGTATTATCAGGAAGCGCTGTTACAGATGCTACTTTTGCAGATGTAAACTTTAGCGCTGCTTACTCAGCTTCAGCTGCTGCAGGTGGTATTAAGAAAATTACTGTTGCTAACGCTACATCAACATTACCTAACTTTGATATGGATGCTGTAAGAGGTTTCATTATTTCTTCAGGTTCAATTGTAACTGCTGATAACTTAAATGAGTTCTTCTCATTCAACTATACAGCTAACACAATTACATTCTTTGTTACAGCTTCTACAGCAGAATTTGCTGCTACAAGTTCATTTGTTGTTGAATATAACAAAATGACTTTTGATAATAATAGAGGTGATTTCGAAGATTCATCTTCATACGCTATTCCAAACGCGGCTTCAAACTCAACAATTGTTATCCCAGAAATTAACATCAAGATGCAATCACAAGCCATCACAGCTAAAACTAAAAAGTTAAAGGCAGTATGGACACCTGAATTTGCTCAAGATTTAAGTGCTTACCAAAACATTGATGCTGAAGCAGAAGTAACAAACATCATGAGTGAGTATATTTCAATGGAAATTGATTTAGAAATCTTAGATATGTTAATCGAAGATGCAGCTGCAGGTACAGAATATTGGTCAGCAGAAAACAACCAAGTAATTAACGCTACTAACACTGCGTTTGTGAATGCTACTTCAGGATTCTACAATACACAAGGTCAGTGGTTCCAAACTTTAGGTACTAAAGTACAAAAATTAAGCAACAAAATTCACCAATTAACTTTAAGAGGTGGTGCTAACTTCATCGTTACATCTCCAACTGTAGCTACAATCTTAGAAGCAATTCCAGGATTCGCTGCTAACTCAAATGGTGATGCTGCTCAAATGGAATACGCTTTCGGTGTACAAAAAGCAGGTTCATTAAATGGTAGATATACAATCTACAAAAACCCTTACATGACTCAAAACATCATGTTAATGGGTTACAGAGGTTCACAATTCTTAGAAGCTGGTGCTGTATTTGCTCCATACATTCCATTAATCATGACTCCTCTAGTTTATGATCCAGATACATTCACACCAAGAAAAGGTCTATTAACAAGATACGCTAAGAAAATGTTAAGACCAGAATTCTATGGTAAGATCTATGTAGCTGGTTTAAACACTATCTAATCCTAGATTATTAGAATAAAAAGAAAGGACATGCCAATGCATGTCCTTCTTTTGTCTACATATTTATAGAAAACTAATAAGTTTCATGAGTGGAATTATAATAAAGCCGCTTAATACTAATAATATTATAGATATAATACCTTATATCATTCTTATCTTATCCGTTTCATTAAACGGTCTAATCAACAAATTTATTAATTTAACTATTACATTATGGCTTCAAATCATCATGATGACGAGATCTTCAAAGAAAAGAAGAAACCTAAAAATCCTATCAAGTTTAAAATTCAATTAAATGAAGAACAAAAACTAGCAAAACAAAAAATCTTAGAAAACACAGTAACTTTATTAGCAGGGTCAGCAGGTTCAGGAAAGACATTATTAGCATGTCAAATAGCATTAGAAAAGCTATTTATGAAAGAAGTTGAAAAAGTAATTATTACACGTCCTACAGTATCTAAAGAAGAAATTGGTTTCCTACCAGGAGATTTAAGAGAAAAAATGGATCCTTGGGTTCAACCTATTTACCAAAATATGTATTTACTTTATAATAAAGTAGATATAGAAAAACATATAGCAGAAGGTAATATAGAAATTGTACCAGTATCATTTATGAGAGGTAGAACATTTGTTAATTCAATTGTTATAGTAGATGAGGCTCAAAACGTGACACATGAACAAATGGAAATGATTGTCACTCGTATTGGTCTAAACTCTAAAATGATTATATGTGGTGATGATCATCAAGTAGATTTAAAAAATAAACGTGATTCAGGATTTAAATTTTTATACACAGCAGCTAAAAAAATTAAACAATTAGAAGCTATTAAATTAACTACTAACCATAGAAATCCAATAGTTGATGATTTACTTGATCTTTATACAGATTTCTACGAAACAAGTAGCCCAGCTGTTAAGACAACTAAATAATTGAATATTTATAAATAAAACAAAATATGAATATTCCTATATGGCCAGGTTCTAGCTCATTTGCAGCAGTATCTGCTTCTTATTACGCCCCAACATCATCAGGTATTCCTCCAACTCCGTTTGGATTTTATGATAACCAGGCTGATTTTAAGACAGACGCTGATAAAGTAGCTATGTTTGTTACTCGTAGATTAGGCTATCCAATTATGGCGGTAGAATTACAAGATCTTAATATTTATGCTGCTTTTGAAGAAGCAGTAACTACATATGGTAATGAATTATATGCTTTTCTTACAAGAGATAATTATTTATCTTTTGAAGGAGCTCCTAATACTGTAAATGTTAATACTTCATTAATTACTCCTTCATTAGATGGTGTTATTAGATTATCTCAACAATATGGTGCGGAAGCTGGTTCAGGTGGTAATGTTACTTGGCATAAAGGTGAATTACAATTACAACCAGGAGTACAAACATATGATTTAAAACAATGGGCTATGTCACAAAGTATATCTGGTGGTATAGAAATTAAAAATATTTGGTACCAACCGCCTCCAGCTGTATCTCAATTATTTTCTCCTTATTTAGGAACTACAGCAGGTGGATTAGGTGGTGTACCCGCAGCTGGAGCTTATGGTTTAGGATATGGTTATACTAACTATTTAATGATTCCTACAAGTTTTACAGCGCAAAGTATTCAAGCTATTGAGATGAATAATCAAATTGTTTTATCTCAATATACATTTAATATTCATAACAATGTTTTAACTATATTCCCTATACCAGGAACTTCAGATGGTTTATTAGATGGAGACGAATATAGACATTCATTATGGTTTGATTATATTAAATTAGAAGAAAGAATAGCAGCTGTATTTGCTTCAGGTTCAACTAAAATAACAAATACATCAAATGTTCCTTATGTTAATCCTGATTATGATACAATAAATTCTGTAGGCCGAAGTTGGACATTTGAATATACTTTAGCATTAACTAAAGAAATGTTAGGATATGTTAGAGGAAAATATAGTACTGTTCCTATCCCTGATCAAGAAGTAACTTTAAATCAACAAGACTTATTAGCTTCAGCTACAGCAACTAAAGACGCTTTAATAACAAGATTAAGAGAGTATTTTGATCAAACATCTCGTCAAGCTTTACTTGAAAGACGAGCCGCAGAATCAGAAGCAAGAGTAAAAGAAATTAGTCAAGTACCAATGGTAATATTTATAGGATAATGGCATTATTTGGATCAGCAAGAGATATTTCAATGTTTAGATATGTTAACCGAGAGTTGCTTGGTGACATTATTACTCAACAAATTGGATATTATAAATATAATCTAAATCAAACTAGAGTAAACATGTATGGAGAAAATGTTGAAGGTAAATACTACATTGGTCCAGTTTTATTAAACTGTTTACTTGAAAGAAATGATCAGGCATTCCCTACAAATGATTTTGGTCCTGATTTAACTTGGGGTATTAAAGTAGCATTCTTAAGAGATGATTTAGTAGGTGCTAATGTAGTACCTGAAGTAGGTGATATTATAATGTATCAAGAAGGTTACTTTGAAGTAGACAATATAATTTCAAATCAACAATTTGTAGGTAAAGATCCAGATTATCCATATAGTGTTAACCCACTAAACCCAGGACTAGGAAACTTTGGTTACAATGTTTCTATAGTATGTGAAGCACATTATGTTCCACAAGATAAAGTAAATATTACATTAGCAAGAGGATAAGAGCATGGCAGGAAGAACACCCATACCTAAAACACAAAAACAATTAAGTGAAGAGCAAATAAAAGCTACTAGCATTGAATATGGTAATCCTAATAAAGCTAATCAACCTAATAGAGGTACTCAAACTTCATTTAGAAATGATGATACTAAACCATTTAGTATAGGTATTCAAGATATTGATGAAGCTATAATGTATTATTTTCAAAATGTTATCAGACCTTTTGTAATACAAAATAACGAAAGATTACCAGTACCTGTTATATATGGTTCTCCTGAAAAATGGAAAGCTATGCAAAAAGATGGTTACTATAGAGATGTTAATGGAAAAATAATGGCTCCTCTTATTATGTTTAAAAGAGGAAATATAGAAAAAAATAGAGGTATAACTAATAAATTAGATGCTAATAATCCAAATAATTATACTGTAACACAAAAACAATACTCACCAGATAATATTTATAGTAATTTTAATGTCTTAACTAATAGAATACCAACAAAAACATATTATGCTTCAGTAGTACCTGATTATTTAACAGTAAGTTATACTTGTACTATATTTACATATTATGTAGAACAAATAAATAAAATAATAGAAGCAATAGAATATGCTTCAGATGCTTATTGGGGTAATCCAGAAAGATTTCAATTTCAATCTCGTATTGATTCATTTGATTCAACAACTGAATTACAAGATGCTGAAGAAAGATTAGTTAGAAGTACATTTGAAATTAGAGTATATGGTTATATAGTACCTGATGTTTTACAAAAAGATCTTAACTCAATTAAGAAATTTTCAAGTAAAAGTAAAATTATTATTAATTTAGAAACAACATCTAATTCAAATGACTTTATAAATGGTACAAATACAGATATAGAAGCAGGAGTATTTAATCCTAATGCTAATGTTGTTAATACAAATATTAGATTCTTAGATCAAGTATCTTTAGCATCATTTGAAACAGGTCCATCATCAGCCGACGTGACAGTATATAATTATCTAGCTTTAAATACAGTAGTAAGTGGAAGTAACTTAACTGGTTCATATTCATCAGTTTATCCTGATGGTACAATAGATGGTATATCAACTGCTATTATAAATAACTTTAATACATCTTCAGTACCAGTAAGTATAACGGATACAGGAGTTATGAAGTTTAATTTCTATATAAACGGATTATATTTAGAACCACAAGCTATAGTTTCTATAATTAATAGTGGATCAAATGTAATATTAACAGTGGACAATCATTTAGCTAATTTCTCAGAACCATTAGACTCAGGAGATGAATTAATAGGAAATGGTAAATTTATAGCAGTATAATAATGGCAAGAGTACGATTTAAAAATATAAACCCAACAGGCTCATTTAACATAACAGGAAGTTTAAATGTAGAAGGAACAACTACATTAATACAAACTGATATATCAGGTTCTGCTTTAATAGTTTCTGGCACTATGGAAATAGTACAAGCAATGATAGGAGCTGAAATTGAAAAAGCAAAATTAACAATACAAAATTTAGGTTCTTTAGGTGATACAGGTTCACTTAATATTATAGACTTAGGTGGATTTTTTTAATATTTATTACAAACATAGATTAAGAAATGGCTCAAATAATAAAAAATAGAAGAGGTAGTATAGGAAACGTAAAAGATGTAACTACACAAAATGGTGAAGTTATAGTTGCGTCTGGTTCAATTGGAGACTTATCAGGTCCTTTTATACTTTATGGTTCTCCAACACCTTCAGATAATGGTCTAGCTGGTGTTTACAAACCTGCTTCTAAAATTTATCAAGGAGCTAATGTACCAACTATTGCTGTAGGAACATATGGTAATGTTTTAGATGGTACTCCATTTTATTCTTCTGCAAGTAAAGCCTTATATATATTAAATGCTGCTGGAAATACTTTAATGGATCTAGCAGGTAACTTAAGTGGTTCTGTATTTCCTTATATCATAGCTTCAGGTTCATTTAGTGGTTCATTTCAAGGTAATGGTAGTGGATTAACTGATATTTCTGCTTCAAGTATAGTAGGTTTAAATCTATCACAAATAGCAACAGGATCCGTTACTGCTTCGGTTAATGTAGATAATATTAGTTATAGAATTATAAGCTCAAGTGTAGATTTATTTAGTGTATATAATAATGGTTTAGTAGGTATATCAGGTTCATTAATTGTAATAAATGGTATAACTGGATCTTTATTAGGTACTGCTTCTTACGCTGACCAAGCAACAAGTTCTTCATATGCTTTGAGTGCTTCTTATGCTTTTAATTCAACAACAGCATCTTTTGCGTTAAATGCTTTAACAGCTTCATATGTAGCCTCAGCTTCATATGTTCCTAATTTACAAGAAGTAACAAATCAAGGATCATCTACAACAAATGCTCTAACAATGTCTGGGGCTTTTATTAATGGTAATACTATTATAAGTGGTGATTTAGATGTTAATGGTACTATAACTTATATTTCTTCTTCAACTTTATTAATTGGAGATAATATTATAGAAATCAACGTTAATAAAGCAGCTGGAAATTCAGGAATGATAGTATATGATACTACAGCTCCTTTCACTGCTTCTTTATTATGGGATGCGGCGATAGATAGATGGATAGCTGGTCCTTATGGTTCTGAATCAGTAATTATATTAGCTAGTGACACTAGTTCAATGTCAGTAAATTTTGCTAGAACCGCTTCTTACTCTACAACTTTAGGTGCTAGTTTAACATCCTCAGCAAATGATCAAGTAAGATTATTAGCTAGTGATGGAGGTACATTATCTACAATTACAGTAAATAATGTTGCTTCATCTTCTTACGCTTTAAGTGCATCATATGCTTTTAATGCTACTACAGCTTCTTTTGCTTTAACTTCTTCATATGTAAATCCTTTAATACAAAATTTAATAGTTACTGGTTCAGTGACAGCTACAACCGGATTTTTTGATGGCACAGGAGCAGGAGCAATACAGTTCGCTTATCTAAATGCTTCAAAACAATTAGCTTATTTAACTCCATCTACCGCAGGAGATTTAATCCAATGGAATGGAACTGCAATGACTGCTTCAAACCTAATTGACGGAGGTACATTCTAAGTATATTTATATAGGACCTATATAGGTATCTTTATAAATCATACATATGAGCCAAAAAGTTAAATTACGCAGAAGCGCAATTCCAGGAAACAAACCTACAACAACCCAATTAGATTTAGGAGAATTAGCCATCAATACTAATGATGGTAAAATATATTTTGAAAAATCCTCTTCTTTAGGAGAATCAATTCAAGAAGTATTTGTAACAGATGCTTGGATAACAGGTTCATTACAAGTTACTGGTTCAAATACTTTAATTGGAACTACTTCATTAACTGGCTCACTTAATGTATCAGGTTCAACAACTCAAATTGGTAATAATACATTAATTGGAGAAACAGTATTATCCGGTAGTATTATTATTTCAGGATCAGGAGCTCCAGGTTCACCTACAGCCTCTGTTCAAATATTTGGTAACACTGAACAAACTGGATATTTAAGATTTTTACCTGTAACCACTAATATAGATACTTCTATATCAGCTTCATACATTTATGTTTCTGGCTCTACAAATGACTTATATTTTTCCCAAAATGGTGAAGGATATACTAACGTAACTCGTTTACGTTGGTTAGAAGGTAATTTATACACAGGTTTATTACATGGTGGTGTACTTTCTACAGCTTCATCTACTGTTTATCAAATAAGTAGTGGTAGTGGTATTATAGTAAATTTAAATGCAAGTTTAACTGATGATCCATTTCCAACAATACAATATTTAAATTGGGGAAATTTAACTGCTAGTATAGCTCCTCTTACAGCTTCATATCAACAAGCTTTTGTTGGTATTGATTCAACTAATAACATTTTTCAACAAGGTACTCCATTTTCAAATGGTCAGTTTGATGTAATAATTAATATTGGTAATGTGTTATTTCAAAACCAATCAACAATTAATGGTGTTAAAACACAACCTTCAGTTGCTTATGGAGCTCAACAACAACAAAATGTATTTAATAGAGCATTTGGTCCTTTAAAATTATCTGGATATACTTTAGCACCTAGTGGTTCTTCAACTGGTGGTTTAATAGTTGGAAGTGGTACAGCTTACGCACCAGGTTCTAACTATATTATAGATCCAAACGAACCTTATTATACTGTTGATAATGGAACTAATATATCTAAAATATTTAGATACTACCAGTCAGGATCTACTTGGGTATATTTAACAAATGCTGGTGCGGGATTTACTACAATTGACCCTAGCCAATATTCAAATAATGGTACTTTAACTCCAGTGCAACCTAATGATTGGTCTATACAACGTGTATTTTGGTTTCCCAATTCAGTAACAAAAGCGATAGTTGTATATTATGGTAATCAATCTTATTCAACTGAAGCTAATGCTATAGCTAATATAAACATTGAATCATTTGTTGAAGCCCCTAACACAGCGGCAAATGCGATTTATTTAGGAGCAATAATAATTAGAGGTAACGGTGTGTTTACCAATGCCTCTGATTTTACAATTGTACCAGGAGGCTTATTTAGACAAGTAGGAGGATCAGGAGGTGGAGGTTCTATAATAACTCAAACTTTAGCAGGCTTATCCGATGTTAATATATCAGGTCCTTTAAATGGACAGCCTTTAGTGTATAATAATATATCAACTAAATGGGAAAACAGTAGTACATTAACAGCAAGTTTAGATGGTAATGCTACAACAGCAACATCAGCCTCATACGCTTTAAGTTCATCTTATGCTTTAACAGCATCATTTGCCATCACGCCTACAGTATCTGGTTTATCAGGTATTTCAGGTTTAAGTGGTATATCTGGTTTAAGTGGCCTTTCAGGCATATCAGGCTTAAGTGGTATATCTGGACTTTCAGGAACTTCAGGTATCTCAGGTTTAGAAGGTACTTCTGGTATAAGTGGTCTTTCAGGCCAAGTAGGATCTTCAGGTCTTTCTGGTTTAAGTGGTACTTCTGGCATATCAGGTCTAGAAGGTACTTCAGGAATTTCTGGACTTTCAGGTGCATCAGGCCAAGTAGGTACTTCAGGTATAAGCGGTTTATCAGGTGCAAGTGGTCAGGTTGGAGCGAGTGGTATTTCAGGTCTAGAAGGTACTTCAGGACTTTCTGGTCTATCAGGAGCATCAGGTGCTTCAGGTCAAGTTGGTACTAGTGGTATAAGTGGTCTATCAGGTGCGAGTGGTGCATCTGGTCAAATAGGAACTTCAGGAATATCAGGTTTAAGCGGTGCTTCAGGTATAAGTGGTCTTTCAGGAGCAAGTGGTGCTTCAGGTCAAGTTGGAACAAGTGGTATTTCAGGTCTAGAAGGTACTTCAGGTATATCAGGTTTATCAGGTCAAATAGGTACATCTGGTTTATCAGGTTTAAGCGGTACATCAGGAGCTAGTGGTATTTCAGGTTTATCTGGTGCTTCAGGTCTTTCAGGACTAAGCGGTGCTTCAGGAGCATCAGGCCAAGTAGGTACTTCAGGTCTTTCAGGATTATCAGGAGCTAGTGGTGCTTCAGGTGCAAGTGGAGCCTCAGGTCAAGTAGGTGCTAGTGGTATAAGTGGTCTTTCAGGAGCAAGTGGTGCTTCAGGCCAAGTTGGAACAAGTGGTATAAGTGGTTTATCAGCTGCTACATCAATATCTAATAATGTAGATAATTACATTGTAACAGCAACAGGAAACTCAGGAACTCCATTTAATGGTGAATCTTTACTTCAATTTGATGGCCAAAAATTAAGTGTATTATATCAATCAGGAGATGAAGGTGGAGAAATACTTTTAAATAAACCAGTCACTAACACATCACTTACAGGTAGTGGTATAACTATTGACTCATATCAAAATAGAATAAGATTTTTTGAACAAGGAGGTACAGCGAGAGGAGCTTACATTGATTTAACAGCGTGTTTAGGAGGTGCGGGAACAAATTTACTTTCAGGAGGTGCATCTGGACTTTCAGGTTTATCAGGTGCTTCAGGTGCTTCAGGACAAGTAGGTACTTCAGGTATCTCAGGACTAAGTGGAGCCTCAGGTGCGAGTGGAGCATCAGGAGCATCAGGTGCAAGCGGTATAAGTGGTCTTTCAGGAGCAAGTGGTGCTTCAGGAGCAAGTGGTCAAGTTGGTACATCTGGTATAAGTGGTTTATCAGGTGCTAGTGGTGCTTCAGGACAAATAGGAACATCTGGTATTTCAGGACTAAGTGGTGCTAGCGGAGCTTCAGGTGCAAGTGGTGCGTCAGGAGCAAGTGGAATTAGCGGTTTATCAGGTGCAAGCGGTGCATCAGGACAAGTAGGAACAAGCGGTATTTCAGGTTTATCAGGCGCTAGTGGAGCAAGTGGTGCTTCAGGTGCAAGTGGTGCTTCAGGTGCTAGCGGTATTTCAGGTTTATCAGGCGCTAGTGGAGCAAGTGGTGCTTCAGGTGCAAGTGGTGCTTCAGGTGCTAGCGGTATTTCAGGTTTATCAGCTGCTACTTCTATAACTAATAATGTTAATAATTATGTAGTAACAGCTACAGGAAATTCAGGTACTCCATTTAATGGAGAAGCAAATTTAACATTTGATGGTTCGACATTAGAAGTAAGTGGTTCAGCTCAAGTTTCTCGAATTTCATCAGCTACTACTACTTTATATAATACATATAGAGCAAATAATATTGAAGTTGGATATATAGGAAATGGAGAAGGATTAGTTAGTGGTGGTTCAGCTACATCTTTTGGTATTAGAGCAGAATCAGACATGATTTTTGCAATTACAAATACTACAAGAATGGTAATTTCAAGTAGTGGTAATGTAGGTATTGGTACTACAACTCCACAAGGTAAACTATCTATTGATGGTGGAAATATTAGATTTAACTATAATAATGCAGCCGCTAATTATTATATGTATTTAAATCATGCTAATGCTCAAGATGGTGGTATATTATTGTCTAGAGATAATTCCACATTAGATTGGCAGATGAGCAATGCAGCGTCATCAGGAGACTTTTTCTTATATTCATATGGTACTAGTGCTTCACCATTTTATATAACAAGAGCTAATGGTTATGTAGGTGTTGGATTAACATCACCTCAAAAACCATTAGATGTATTTTCAAATGCTAATGATTTTGTTACTGTAGGTGCTTATCAATTAGGAGTAGGTCAATGGGCTGGTATACATTTTGGTTATAGGGAAAATAATACAAATTATAGAAAATCAGCTATAGTATTCCAAAGAACAGACCTTACATCTGGAAATGCTCAAGGAAAGGTACATATATTAAATGGACCACAAGCAGGTGCTGGAAGTGCTACTTTATCAGATGCTAAATTAACTATTGCTGAAAATGGTAATGTAGGTATTGGTTATACAAGTCCAGCAGCATTATTACAAATTGGATATCAAAATACATCAGCTGAACTTTTAAGATTAGGTATTAATTACTCTGCTCAAAACTCTGAAAGAGGTGCTATTATTTGGCATGATGGTTCTGGAATAACAGGTAAAATTTGGAGTGAATATGATGGTACTAATACAAAATTAAATTTTGGTGGATTATATAATGGCTCTTATAATCAAGGAACTGTTTTAACTATTAATGGAAATAGTAATGTAGGTATAGGAACAGTAGACCCACTTTCTAAATTATATATAGAAGGAGGATCAGCAGATTGGAATGAAACAACTCCAGGTTTATCAGTAGGTACTATACATTTAGATCCAGGAGTAACTACTGATAACTTTGGAAACGCTATTACATTTGGAACTTCAGATTCAGCAGGTGGTACACAAGCACAAGCTGGAATATATATAAGATCAGATGGTGCGTATGGTACTAAAATGTATTTTGCTACTACAAATGCTTATATATCAGGAGCAAAAACAGCGATGATGATAAATTCTGATGGTACTATAGGTGTAGGAACAACATCTCCACTTTCATCATTTGATGTTTTAAATAAAGTATTAATAGGAACTGATGGTACTTATGGTTCAGGATATGGAATGATAGGTTTTGGTGGTACTACAAATGGATCAAATAGAATTATAGCTTCTCCCACGGGTACTGATGGTATATATATTATGGCTGCTACAAGTCGAGCAATATACTTTAGACCAAACGGAGGTACTACAGATACATTAATAGTAGGAGCTAATGGAGAATTAACACAATTAGAAACAATAAATATAAATGACTCAGTACCTTTAGCATTTACTAATACAGGTACTGGTAATAATCAAACATTAATATACGCTAATACAACTAATTACTTATTATTTGATGTTGCTGCTAATGCTCCTTATGTTAATTTTAAGAAAAGAGGACAAGCAACATCAACAATGTTCTTAGACACTACTAACTTTAGAGTAGGTATCAATAATAACACATCACCTGCTGTATCATTAGATGTTACTGGTGATATAAATGCTACAGGAGATATAGTAGCTTACGCTTCAGATGAAAGATTAAAAACAAATTTACAACCTATAGAAAATGCTTTAGATAAAGTTAATACTTTAAGAGCAATTACTTATGAACAAAGTGAATTAGCTAATAAATATATGGAACCTAGACCATATAGACAAGCAGGGGTTATAGCTCAAGATGTACAAAAAGTATTACCTGAAGTAATAAAATTAGCTCCATTTGATACTACTAGAGATGAAAATAATAATATAGTAAGTAAAACAGGAGAAAATTATTTAACAGTACAATATGATAAATTAGTACCTTTATTAATTGCTTCAATTCAAGAATTAACTAATAAAGTAAATAGTTTAGAAGAACAACTTAAAAATAAATAGTTATGACTATAACAGGTTCAGGAGCAATTTTGATGAGTGATTTAAATATAGAGTTTGGAAGAGGAGGTACCTCTCAACTTTCATTATCTCAATCATTCGCTGGTACTTATGCTCAATATGGTGCTATAAATAGAAATACTGAAGCAGGTCAAAATGTAACTAGTGTATTTAATGGAGGTACTGATTTTGCTATAAGTTGGTTTTATGATTATAATGATACAGCTACAGTACATTGGACTTATAATTTTGAAAACGTATCACCAACTTTAATTAACATAAGTGTTGATTATAATTCTGTTAATTTATATAATATAATGGGATGGGCAGGTGTTGACACTAACTCAGATGTTAATACAGGAACTTCAAGTGGAGCTAGTTTAGGTGATATAAATTTAACATTAAACGCAGGCGGTATTCCTAATTTTGTAGATATAACTTGTTATGATACTGATACTAGGGATATTATATTTCAAATAACTGGAGATACACCTAATAATTATGGTGGAGGTTCAATTGGTCAAATTTATGGTTATCAACGCTTTACTTTAGATCTATATTTTTACGATTAAAATAATATTTATAATAAAATAAAATGGCAATAGAAATTTCAAATTTTAACCCTGTATGGACTTTTGTTAACTCTAACACAGCTCCTATATCTAATGTTATTCCTCAATTTTATGATGGAACTTACTTATTTGTTTTATGCTCTATAAATAATGGAACATCAGTTTCAGTTACAGCTAACTTATATGATAAAAAACCAGGTTATATTACAGGTTCATTACCTTCAGGTTCAGCATCAGGCTCCCAACCTCCAATAGTTTATAATGGTGCTGTGATGATAGCAAATCTAAACTATGGAAGTATTGAAACAGATGTTCAAGGTAATATTTTATTAGCCGGACATGAATATATTGTATCTCAATCATTAATACAAAATCCAACAGTAGACTTTACTATAGTTGATCTTTCAGGTTCTATATAATTTGGCTTTTTAAAGTTAATTTTATATATTACAAACAGTTATGAAACAAATTACAGTTATAATCCATACGGAAAGTGATCTGCTTTTAGATACATTAATTGATACTTTAAGAATAAGTAATATAAGGGAGAACATAACTAACCTTTTAATAAATGCTAAAGGATGTACTCCTTGGACTAATGATATATTATTTCAAAAAATAATCTCTTTACCTAAGAATTATTATGAAATAACTCCTACAGAAAAATCTTCTACAAACTCAATAGTAGAACTTTTAACTAAAGTTAAAACAGAACAAGTTTTAATATTACATGAAAATATATTACCGCTTATACCATTTAAAGAATGGGATAAAACGACTAATACTTATTTATTAGCGCCTACTAATGATTTATTACGCCTTAATTGGGACAATAAATACAATTATATAAACGGGTTTATTGCGGATTTAATAACACAAAAAACAGGATATATCTTTGATATAAAAGATGAACGTTATTTTAAAAAAGCAAAACATCCTTTACTTAATGAAAGAATAATTCATATAGGGGGTGGTTTAGGAGATCATGTTATGGCTTATCCTTTATTAGAAAAAATAGGAAAAGATGTTTATGTTTCTTGTGTTTATCCATTTGCTATAAGTCATATTAAAACTAAAGGGCAAATAGAATGGTCAGATGAATTATTTGGAGGTTATAATAGATTTGTTTATAATTATGGTTCTTCAAATAATACTCCTACTATAATAGATGCTTACTTTGAAATGTATGGAGAAAAAAGAGAAGAACAAGATATACTAAAATACACAGGTCCTATAACTCCTTATGAAAAATATAAACCAATAGCTCTAATAAGTACAACAGCAGCTAAAATTGGAGGATTAGATTCAAATAAAGATTGGCCTGAAATTAGATGGTTTAAATTAATATATGAATTAAAACAATTAGGTTATCATGTTATACAAGTAGGTTCTTATAAAGATAATCAATTACCTTTATCTCCAGCTCCTGGAGGAGTAGATGAAAAATTTTTAGACAGATCAATTCCAGAATTAGCGGGCTTAATTGAAGCCTCAGATTTATGGTTAAGTGTAGATACATTCTTTCATCATTTTGCTTCATCAGTAAAACCAGAAGTAGGAATATGTTTAACACCATTTTATAATAATCATGCTAAACATAAAAGAGTTACTTACATAGAAAAAGATTGTGGTAAAGATTATTATGATAGAAGATGGTGGCTAGATTCACAACAACCAGAAAGAAAAGATTGTATGAATTTAATTACGGTAGAAGATGTTTTAAAAAAGATTAATAAACCTAATACTAAAAGAAAATATAAAGTAATATATTATAGTTTAGGACCTAAAGATAATTGTTCTAATTGGAGAGCTTATATGCCATTTGATAGGACATCAGAACATATAGAATATAATATAATTGATTTAAATAATGATAAGTTTGATTTAGAAAGAGATAAACAAGTAGATATAGTAATATTTAATAGACCAGTAATAAATTTATTAGATTATATAAAAACATTACAATCATTTGGAGTTAAAGTTATAGTAGATTATGATGATGTATTTCCTTATGTAGATTTAACTGAATCAGTTTTTATAACTGCTTATACAGAAATGTTAAGTATTTTACAACAAACTGATATGGTAATAACCACTAATAATACTTTAAAATTTTATTTTGAGAAACATACTAAAAAACCAGTAGTTGTATTTCCTAATATAGTAAATCCTAATTATGTATCTATAAAAGAAGATAGAAAAGATAATAAAATAATTTTAGGGTGGTATGGAAGTGGAGGTCATTTACCTTCATTAAAAATGATTAATAAAGATGTTTTAAAAATATTAGATAAGTTTGATAATGTATATTTTAATTTATATACAGATAATCAAGAAATAATAAATTTATTTAAACATTCTAAAACTACAGTATATCCTTATAATCATAATTTTAATCAATTCCAAAATAATTTAAATGATATAGATATTAATTTAGCACCATTAGAAGAAAACTATATTAATTTAGGAAAATCAGACATTAGAATACAATTAGCTGCGTTTAAAGAAATAGTGAGTATAGCTAGTAATTTTGGAGAATATAAAAATTTTGGGAAATTAAATAAAGGAGTTGTTTTAGTAGAAGATGATTGGTATAATGCTATTAAAGAATTAGTATCTAGTTCTAATAAATTACATAAACTTAAAGTTAACGCTTTAAAGACTATAAATGAATATTATAATTATGAAAAATGGTCTAATATAAAAGATCAAACATTAATAAATTTAATAAATGACAAGAATTGATATTATCAATGCTTTAATTAAAAAGCATAATTATAAAACCTATGTAGAAATAGGAGTAAGAAATCCAGACGATTGTTTTAGTCATATTAATTGTGAAACAAAACACGGTGTAGATCCTGGAGTAGAAGGTTCTTGGAAAGTTACATTTAATATGACTTCAGATGAATTTTTTAATTCTAATCCTCAAAAGTATGATATTATTTTTATAGATGGTCTTCATATAGATGATCAAGTAGAAAGAGATATTATTAATAGTTTAAATTATTTAAATGAAAATGGTTCTATAATATTACATGATTGTAATCCACCTACAATACATCATGCTAGAGAAAATTATTATGATGTATCTACACCAGCTTCAGGAGATTGGAATGGAACTGTATGGAAAGCTATAGTTAAAGTAAGATCTGAACTAGATAATATTTACACAAGTGTAGTTGATACAGATTGGGGAGTAGGAATTATACAAAAATCAAATAAAGGAAATAAAATTATAAATGATAATCCTTACTATACTTATGAAAAATTTTCATCTAATAGAAAACATTATTTAAATTTAATCACTCCAGATGAATTTTTAGAACAATATATAGGAGTTGAATTACAGCCTACAAGTTCTAAACCTAATATCACTTGGTTAGCAAAATATGATGATTATTCTTCAATGGGTATTTTATCTCAAAGAATATTAGAACAGTTAGATAAACGAGATTATAATTTAGCTTGTAAAGCTATAATTGGCACTACTGAAACTGAAAATCCTTTAATATATGATTTATTAAGTAAAACACCTAAAAAGGATATAGGAATAATGTTTTCGTATCCTGATATGATAGGATATTTAGATGAATTTAAAACTAAAGTAATTTATACAGGTGTTGATACAACAGATGAGGCAGGAAATTTTGTAGAAAATGCTAATAAAGTAGATTATTTATTTACACCTTCAAAATTATCTAAAAAAAGAATAGAAAATATGGGTGTTAAAAAACCTGTGTTTGTTTTACCTCATGGTATTGATCCTGAAGTATTTAAATATACTGAAAGAACTAAAACCGATATATTTAAGTTTTTATATATAGGAGAATGTTCAGATAGAAAAGGTATATTTCATTTATTAAAAGCATTTACTGATTTATTTAAAAATAATCCTAAAGTAGAATTACATATTAAATCAAATACTGATATGTTATTTTATAATAGTAAAGAAGTACAAGATATTATAAAAGATTATAAAAATATATTTTGGCATATTGGTAATGTAGGACATGATGAAGTAATTAAGTTATATAAAGAATGTCATGCTTATGTTTATCCTTCTAGAGGAGATTCATTTGGAATGACTTTATTAGAAGCAATGGCGTGTGGGTTACCTATAATTACTACTAAATTACCAGGAGCAACAGATGTAGTAGATGGTAAAGTTACTTATATAAAATCAAAAATAGTTCCAGTACAAGGTCATCCATGGTTTAAAGGAGAATGGGGTGAACCTGATTTAGAAGATTTAAAATCTAAAATGAAATTATTATATAAAAATTATAATACTTCTAAACTAAAAGAATATTCTGATTTTATTAGAGAAAATTATTCTTGGGAAAAAATAGCTGATAAATTTGAACAAGAAATATTACCTAGATTAGGTAAAAAAACTAAAGTATTAACATTACTTACTTCTTATAATAGACCGCATCATATTAAAAATGTGATTCAATCATTAAAAGAAATTGAAGAACAAGATGTTATAAATGATGTTTATATAGTTGAAAATTCAAATCCTGAATATAAAGAAGAATGTTTAAATATAATAAATAAAAATACTGACGGTAGATTTATATTATATAATTCTAAATTTAATTTAGGACAACGTGGTTCATTACTTCAAATGTTAGATGATATAAATATAGATGAATATGATTATATTCAATTTACAGATCAAGATAATATATTTATAGAACCTATCAGTACATACTGTAATATATTAGATCAATATGATAAATATTTTGTATCAACAGGTTATATGAGTAAAGAACATACTGAAATGAATTGGATAAATAATCAATGGGGTAATTTATGTGAAAAAAGAACATGTAGAGCAGGACATATGATGTTTAGATCTAATGATATAAAAAGTTTATTACCTATATATTTAGACAGTCAACATAATGAACCTAGAGTTAACTCATCATGGAATGCCGGTTTAGATTGGGAATTAACTTATTGGAACCCTAAATCACCAGGATTTTTAACTTCAGATAATTTTATAATATGTGTTCCTGGTGGAGTAATACATAAAGGTATAGATAGTACTATATATGAATGGCCAGTAGAAGAAAATGAATATACTTTAGAAGAATTAAAAAAATTACGAAATAAGATTAATTAAATTTGGATTTTTAAAATATCTTTATATATTTATATATAAACACTTAAACTAATTATGTTCACATTCATCATCATTGCTCTTGTAGTTATTGGAATAATAGGTATTATTATTCACACATCGTCTAAACCATCATTAAAAGAAATTGAAGAAACAAGTAAAAACGAATCTTACACTTCAGATTTACCATTTAATGAAGATTTTCCTATTGTAGAAAAAACACCTACAATGAAACCTAAAAAATCTTCAAATTCATCAAAATCAAAAAAAACATCTAAAAAATAAGTATGGCTCATACTAAATTAAAGTTACACGAATATTATAAACTTGAAGGAGAAATTAACGGTTTGGTTAATCAACAAACTGGAGAAAAAGTCTCTTCTGGTTTACTAAATGAAAAAATTAGCTTTATTACTAAATATTGGTTAACTGATTTAAGTAAAATAGTTACTGAAGAAAAAACAAGTATTGATTCAATTAAAACTCATTTAATTAAATATTATGGAACTGAAGATGAGAATGGTAATATATCTATTCCACTTTGGATAAATGAACAAAAGGATGAAGAAGGTAATGTCATATCAGCTGAACCAAATCCAACATTTATTAAATTTCAAGAAGACTTAAATAAATTACTTGAAGAAGAAAAAACTTTAGAACATTATGCATTTAAATTAGATGAATTCAAAAATATAGAAACTACAGATAATTACTCAGTATTCTATAAATTAATTCAAATAGATTAAGCTAACTGATTTATAAAATTTACCATCTTATACCTCCAGCTGCCCTTTAAATAGGGCAGCCTTTCTTCATGTTTGTACATATTTATAATAAAACTATTTAATGGCAAAAGTACTGTCTAATTCAGGTATTGTAACAGGTGATATTGTACAAGCTCAACACGTTTCTCAATCAGTAAATGCTTTAACAGGGGTTGAAGCTTATGATATAACAATAAGTGGTTCATTAACTGTAATTGGTCCTGTAGATGTATCAGGTAATATTACAGCTCCATCATTTACTGGAACTGCTTCATACGCTGGAACTTCATTAACAGCTACAACAGCATCTTATGCATTAACTGCTTTATCATCTTCATATGCTCTTACAGCATCATTTGCTGTTACTCCTACTGTATCTGGTTTATCAGGTATTAGTGGTATAAGTGGTATCTCAGGATTATCAGGTCTATCTGGTCTTTCAGGTATATCAGGTTTAAGTGGTATATCAGGTCTATCTGGTCTTTCAGGTATATCAGGTTTAAGTGGTATATCAGGATTAAGTGGTATTTCAGGTTTGTCAGGAATATCAGGTATTAGTGGTATATCAGGATTGTCAGGAATATCTGGTATCTCAGGTATTTCAGGATTAAGTGGTTTATCTGGTATAAGCGGTATTTCAGGGTTATCAGGTATTAGTGGTATATCAGGATTGTCAGGAATATCTGGTATAAGTGGTTTATCAGGAGCTATAGGCCCAGTAGCTGGTTCAGCTAATCAAGTAGTTTATAAAGACGGATCTAATAATCCAGCGGGTTCAAATAACTTTACTTATGATGGAACTACAGTAACTATAACAGGTAATTTAACAGTTAATGGAACTGGTAGTATAACATATTTAAATACAATATACGAAACAGCATCTGTAATATATTCATCTGGTTCTAATCAATTTGGTGATGCTACAGATGATATTCAATTATTAATAGGAACTACTAAAATATCAGGTAGTTTACAAGTAACAGGTAGTACTTCTTTATCAGGTAGTTTACAAGTAATAGATGTACCTCAAGGTACAAATGAAACTAAAGTAGTAATGTTAGATAATTCTAACAATTTAGTTTATAGAACAAATTTAAGTATTTCAGGTATAAGTGGTATATCAGGTATATCAGGATTGAGCGGTGTTTCAGGCTTAAGTGGCATATCAGGTCTAAGTGGAATTTCAGGTTTGTCTGGTATTTCAGGTCTATCTGGTCTTTCAGGTATATCAGGTTTAAGTGGTATATCAGGTCTATCTGGTATTTCCGGATTATCAGGAGTTTCAGGTTTAAGCGGCATATCAGGATTATCAGGTCTATCTGGTCTTTCAGGAATATCAGGTCTTTCAGGCATATCAGGTCTAAGTGGAATATCAGGCATCTCAGGACTTTCAGGTCTAAGTGGTATATCAGGATTATCTGGAGTTTCAGGTTTAGAAGGAACTTCAGGTATTTCAGGTCTTATTGGTATACCAGTATTTACACCTGTATTTTCAAATACTTCTTATGGAGTTGATTCTTCAACATTTATAAACACTGGAGGTAGTGGAAGTAGTTTTGATGCTTATGTTTATTCAACTCAAGGGTATAGAAGAGGAGCTTATGTCACTGCTAAAACAACTAGTAACTCACAATTCTCAGCTTTTGGTTTATCTGAGACTATAAGTTCTGCTAATCCTTTAGATATAAGTTTTGGACTTTACTTTGAAGAAACTACAGGTGATGTATCTATAATTGAAACAGGTTCAATAGGATCACCAATATCAACATATTCATCAGGAGATACTTTTTATATAACATATGATGGTTATAATATAAGATATTATATAAATAATACTTTACTACAAACTACTTCAAGAGCACTAGGTAACTCATTATATTTCAGTTCAGTTTATCGAACAGCCAATGAAGGATTTACTAATGTAGGTTTTGGACCTATGGGTGAACAAGGTACTTCAGGTATTTCAGGTTTATCAGGCATTTCAGGCATCTCTGGTTTATCAGGTATTTCAGGTTTATCAGGCATTTCAGGCCTATCAGGTTTATCAGGTCGTTCAGGTCTTTCAGGTACAGCTGGAACTTTAACTTTAACAGGAACAACAGATAATGGTGTTATAACATTAAATGGAACTGCGCCTAACGCGACTGTAGAATCTAATTTAACATTTGATGGCACTGTTTTAAATATCACAGGTCGAATAACAAGCAGCGGAGATCTATTAGTTAATGGTATAGTGGTAGGTAGAGGAAAAGGAAATGATGATTCAAATGTAGTTTTAGGTAGGATAGCATTAGTTTCTAATACATTTGGAATACAAAATACAGCAATAGGTACAGCGGCATTAAATGCTAATTTAGGAGGAAGTAATAATACAGCAGTAGGATATTCTACATTATTAAGTAATCAAGGAGGTTCTCAAAATACAGCAATAGGTCAATATGCCTTATTAACCAATAGTTCAGCAAATGAAAATACAGCTATAGGTTTTTCTGCAATGTATGAAAATACAGTAGGAGCTAGTAATGTAGCTATAGGTGTAGATGCTCTAAAAAATAATAAAGGAGGTTCTAGTATTGTTGCTATAGGAAAAGATGCTATGTTATATTATTCAACGTTTACCAACGCAACTTTAATAGGTTCAGTAGCTGTAGGAGCAGGAGCATTAGTAGGTTCATCATTTGGAAATAACACAGCACAATATAATACAGCAATAGGATATGAATCCTTAGCTATAACTAATACAGGAGCAAATAACACAGCACTTGGAGCATTTGCTTTAAGATATAACATTAATGGTGGTAAAAATACAGCGGTAGGATATCAAAGTATATTTTCAAATAATACATCTGTTGAAAATACAGCAGTAGGATACCAAGCTATGTATACTTCAAGTGGTAATTATAATGTTGCTGTTGGTAATGAAGCTTTATATGGTAGTATTATTTCATCTCCAAATGGTTCTAATAATATAGCTGTAGGATATAGAGCTTTACAATTACTATCCACTGCGAATAATAACACATCTATAGGTTATACAGCGGGACAAAATATAACAACCGGTTCAAATAATACTCTTTTAGGATATAGAGCAGGAAATGGAATTACTACAGGATTTAACAATACACTTGTAGGATATAATACTGGAACAACTATTAATACAGGAACTCATAATACTATTTTAGGTTTATATGAAGGTGCTAATATAAGTAGAACAGTAATTTTAGCGGATGGAAATGGTATAATTTATTTATATGCTACTGGAAGTAAAACAGCAATAAATAAATCAGAAACACCTAATGCAACATTAGATGTTAATGGTAATACAATAATCACAGGCTCATTAACAGTAACAGGACCTATAAGAAATATTGTAAATGATGGATTTGTAAGTTGTAGTTTATCAACTTCAGGAACTGGAGCTGATAGAACTATATTAGCTACATTTAATGAAGTAGATGGAACTGCTTTAACTAATCCACGTCAATTAGTACATTGGTGGACGTCAACATCACAATTTGGAGAAGCGGCTAGAACATTTGGTAGTCCAACTACAGTTACACCGGTTTTCTCAGTGACTACAGGTAGTAATGTGACACCTATAGCAAGTACTTCAGGCTCAATAAATCACGCTGTGACTAACACATCAGGTCAATTAGGTTTAAGATTAACAACAAGTAATACAGCAGGATCAGCTACAGTATGGTTTCATACAGAAGTACAAGGTATAATATATTCAATAAGCACAACTATATTTAATACAGGAGCATAACAAATAAAATTTATGAAAATAGAAAAATTAACAGAGCAAGAACTTAATTCAATTAAAGAAGTTCAAAACAAAAGATCAGTTTTAGTAGAAAAATTTGGAGTTATAGAATTAAATATTCAAGACTTAACTATTAAAAAACAAGAAGTTTTAGAAGAATTAAAAAACTTATTAATAGACGAAACTACTATTAGCCAAGAATTACAAGCTAAATATGGTTTAGGAACTATTAATGTAGATAGTGGAGAGTTTATAGGGGCAGAATAGTTTTTAACCTCTCCTAATATATTTATGATAAACAATAATCTTATTTAATAAAAATAACATGGCAGAAACATTAATTTCCCCTGGTGTATTAGCAAGAGAAAATGATCAATCATTTATCAGACAACAACCAGTTTCAGTAGGAGCAGCAATTATAGGCCCTACAGTTAAAGGTCCAGTTGAAATTCCAACTCTTGTTACTTCATATAGTGACTACGTAAATAAATTTGGTGATGTATTAGAAAGCGGAAGTGATAATTATTCATTTTTAACTTCTATAACAGCATATAACTACTTTAACAATGGTGGTACTTCATTATTAGTCGCTAGAGTAGTAAGTGGTTCTTACACTTCAGCTACAAGTACAACAATTGGAAGTATAGGAGCTACAGCTTCAGCGGCAATTGAATTAAAAACTATATCTGAAGGAACTATAATGAATAGTTCATCTTCTTTAGATGTAAGTGGTTCATTAGCGTCAGGATCAACTGATAATATTAGATGGCAAATCTTAAATTCTGATACAGCATCAGGAACATTTAGTTTATTAATTCGTCAAGGTGACGATAACACAAACAATCCAGTTGTTTTAGAAACTTGGACTGGATTATCATTAGATCCATTCTCTCCAAACTTTGTTTCTAGAGTATTAGGTGATCAAGTACAAAATTACAACTCAGCTACAAACCAATTAGAAACATCAGGATCTTACTTTAATAATTCACGTTATGTATATGTAAGTGCAGTTAATAATTTAACTCCTCGTTATTTTAATAACAATGGTATAGCAAAATCACAATATACAGCTTCAATACCTCAAAATGCAAGTGGTTCATTTAGTGGAGCTACAGGTACTATAAAAGCAGGAGCTAATTTTTATAACGCAATCAATTCATCTAACACACAAGGATTAGTAGGTGCTAATTATGATGATATGATTGATTTATTAGCTAACCAAGATGAGTATAGATTTAATGTTATATTAACTCCAGGCTTAATAAATTCAATACATACTACTCAATGTACTTCAATTATAACAAATACTCAAACTAGAGGTGATAGTTTATATGTATTAGATTTAGTAGAATATGCTAAAACAGTAAATGATGTTACATCACAAGCTAATTCAAGAAATACTTCATATGCTACTTCATACTGGCCTTGGGTTCAAATATTAGACCCAGGTACTGGTAAGAACGTTTGGGTTCCAGCTTCAACAGTAATAGGTGGTGTTTACGCATTTAACGACTCAGTAGCAGAGCCTTGGTTTGCACCAGCAGGTATAAATAGAGGTGGATTACAAGTAATTAGAGCAGAACAAAAATTACCACAATCTTCAAGAGATACATTATATACAAATAAAGTAAATCCTATAGCTACATTCCCTGGAACAGGTACAGTAGTATATGGTCAGAAAACATTACAAACTCAAGCATCAGCTTTAGACAGAGTAAATGTTAGAAGATTATTAATTGCTCTTAAAAACTATATTTCACAAGTTGCTAACACATTAGTATTCGAACAAAATACAATTGCAACAAGAAACGCATTTTTAAGTCAAGTTAATCCATACTTAGAATCAGTACAACAAAGACAAGGTCTATACGCATTTAGAGTAATTATGGATGATTCAAATAATACAGCAGATGTAATTGATAGAAATCAATTAGTAGGTCAGATTTATATCCAACCAACAAGAACAGCTGAATTTATTTACTTAGACTTTAACATATTACCAACTGGAGCAACATTTCCAGCGTAATTTTTAAAAAATAGAATATTTATAATAAATAAAAATAAATAAAACATGGCAATTTTAGATCCAAACGAAATATTTTTCACAGCATTTGAACCAAAACAACAAAATCGTTTTGTAATGTATGTAGATGGTATTCCTGCTTACATAATTAAAGGAGTAAGTGCAGTGACTGTAACAAACGATACTGTTGTATTAAACCACATAAACGTTCAACGTTTTGTTAAAGGAAAAAGCAAATGGGGTCCTATTACAATGACATTATTTGATCCTATCACTCCTTCAGGTGCTCAAGCAACAATGGAATGGTTCAGATTACATCACGAATCAGTAACAGGTAGAGATGGTTACTCAGACTTCTATAAGAAAGATTTAACATTTGATGTTATTGGTCCAGTAGGTGATATCGTTTCAGAATGGATTGTTAAAGGAGCATTAATTACTGAATTAAATTTTGGTGATTATAACTACGATAACGAATCAGCAGCACAGGAAATAACATTAACTGTACAACCTGACTACTGTATATTAAACTTCTAATCCCCTCCCTCCCTAAATACAGATTAAGAAAGCTCACCCTTTGGTGAGCTTCTTATTTTCTTGTATATTTATATATATAAACTTAGTTATAACTTATGGAAGAAAACAAATTCAAAATCCCTACAGAAACGATTGAATTACCATCAAAAGGATTGCTATATCCTGAATCAAACCCGTTATCAAGCGGTAAAATCGAAATGAAATATATGACGGCGAAAGAAGAAGATATTCTTACTAACGCGTCTTATATCAAACAAGGTATTGTTATTGACAAACTATTACAATCATTAATTGTTACTAAAGTTAATTATGGTGATTTATTAGTAGGAGATAAAAATGCTTTAATGATAGCCGCTCGTATTTTAGCTTATGGTGCTAAATATACTTTCTCTTATGACGGAGAAGAACAAACAGTAGATTTATCTAATTTAGATGCTAAACCATTAGCTAATGAATTAAAAAACAGTAATGGTAATAATAATTTTAGTTACACATTACCTGATTCAGGAAATATTGTTACCTTTAAATTATTAACTCATGAAGATGAGCAAAAAATAGATGCTGAAATAAAAGGTCTTAAAAAAATAAATAAAGATGCATCAAATGAAGGTGTAACTAGATTATGTCATATTATAACTTCAATTAATGGTGATAGTGAACAAAAAGCTATTAGAGATTTTGTAAACAATTATATGTTAGCTAAAGAAGCAAGAGCATTTAGACAATATTATGCCTCTATATCTCCAGACATTAATTTAACAGTTTTAGTTACTAACTCAAATGGTGTTGAGGAGGACATTGAGTTACCAATTAATATTAACTTTTTTTGGCCTGACGCCAGAGCATAGATTTTTATTATTTAGCGAAATCCATGATATAGTATTTCATGGTAATGGTGGATATGATTGGTATACTATATATAACATGCCAATATGGTTAAGAAAATTTACATATAATAAAATAAAAGACTATCATACTCCTAAAAAAGATGATGTAGTAGAAGAATCTATTAAAAATTTAAAATCGGCTCCAATGCCAATTAGAAAACCATCATATACAACAAGGGCATCTAAAAAATAGATGCCTTTAATATTTATAACAAAATACTTAAATAATGGCTGATAATACAGGCAACGAAGCTAAAAAAAATCTAAAAGAAATTAATGAGATAGTAAGTGCTATAGACTCAGGATTTAGATCAATTTCATCTAGATTAGAAGATGTAGCAGATATTATATCTAATACTAATAATGATGCTCGTGTATTTAAAAATATTATCAATGATGTAGGACGTTCAATTAATAGGTTAAGTAAACAAAATGAAAGTTTAATTGATAATCAAATTAAATTAAATCAAGGTTTATTAACATCTAAAAAAGTTAGAGAACAAATTAATAATCTTGAAGCTACTAGAAATGTTTTAGAAAGTAGATTAAAAACATTAAGAGATCAACAATTAGATGGTTTAATATTAAATAAAGAACAATTAAATGAGATTAAAAATCTTGAAACAGAATTAGCACAACAATCTCAGGATGTTACATTACGATATGAAGATCAATTAAAAAAACTTGAAAAAATTGAAACTAAATTAGGTATATTTGGTAGATTAACTAAAGGTTTATCTAAAATACCATTAGTAGGAGATTTACTTGATGCTGAAGGAGCTTTACAAGCAATGAATAAATCAGCTTTAAAAAGTGAATCTTTATTTAAAAATTTAGGAGCAGGAATATCAGCTGCGTTTAAAGGTATAGAAAGAGCATCAGTTATATTAACTTTATTTTCTGTTGTTAAAGAAATTATTGATTTTATCAAAGATGCTATGTTTGCTATGGATGAGCGAACAACAAATATAGCTAAAAATTTAAGTATAAGTAAAGATTCAGCCGCTGGTTTATATTCTAGTTTAACTAAATTAAAAGGAACATTAGAAACTGAATTAGGTACTACTAAAAATATAGTTGAAGCATTTAATGATTTAGCTGGTATAACTGAATTTACTACTATAGCTACAGATAAACAAATTGATGCTCAAATCATATTAACTAAAGAATTAGGTTTATCTAAAGAAGCAGCTTTAGGTTTTCAAGAAAGTTTAGCAGTATCAAATACTGAAGCAACTAAAGGTGTAGATATAGTTTATGATCAAATAGCTGCATTTGCTAATCAAAATAAAATAGTAGCAGATGGTAGAAAAATATTTGATCAAATAAATAAAACAAGTAAATTAATTCAACTTAATTTTAAAGGTAATATTCCGTTATTAACTAAAACTATTTTAGAAGCAAATAAATTAGGTCTATCTTTAGACCAAGTTGATAAAATAGCAGGTTCATTATTAGATTTTGAATCATCAATATCAGCAGAACTTGAAGCTGAATTACTAACTGGAAGAAATATTAATTTAGAACGAGCTAGATTATTTGCTTTAAATAATGATATAGCTGGTTTAACTAAAGAAATAGCTAATCAAGGTATTAATGCCGCTAATTTTGCTTCAATGAATCGAATTCAACAAGAAGCAATAGCTAAAGCTTTAGGAATGAGTGCTTCTGAGTTAGGAGATTCATTATATAAACAAGAATTAATTAATAAAGTAGCAGGT